GCCCGGACAAGCTCTTACGTGAGATCAATGCGGCTGATGCAAGAGACTGGAGGCGGTACCTTATGCAACGAGGCGACTGGAAAGGTGGACCGCTCGCCGTCAACACCGTCAACGACCGATGTAAGAAAGCAAAGCAGTTTCTCAACGATGCCGTCGAACGAGAGCAAATCTCGAAGAATCCGTTCGCCAAGCTGCAAGGAACCGTCAGTGCCAATCCAGAGCGATTCCACTTCGTCACACAGGACGATATCGCCAAGGTGCTTGATGAATGCCCTGATGCCGAATGGCGGCTAATCGTAGCCTTATGTCGCTACGGAGGGCTTCGGTGCCCATCGGAAACGATGAAATCACGATGGGAGCATATTGATTGGGCGAATGGGCGGATGACGGTGATAAGCCCAAAAACTGCACACCACCGGGGCAAGGAGAGTCGTGTGATTCCAATTTTTCCGGAGCTACTGCCGTTCCTGCAAGAAGCTTGGGAGTGTGCTGATGTGGATGACGAGCATGTAATCAAGCGGTACCGGAGCGAGAAAAAGAACTTCCGCACACGGATGCGAAGAATCATTCAGCGGGCGGGATTGGAACCGTGGCCAAAGGTTTTCCAGAACATGCGCAGTACACGGCAAACTGAACTTGAGGATAAGTTTCCGTCGCATGTCGTTTGTGCTTGGCTTGGTAACTCAGAAACGGTTGCTCGCAAGCATTATTTGCAAGTCACCGATGAGCATTTCGCAAAAGCGCTGCAAAATCCGGTGCAGCAACCCGCCGTAATGGCCGGCAACGAGTCGCAAGCCGATTCGCCGCCAAGAGAAAAACCCCCGCTCTTGCAAGGGGTTGCTGCTGATTGCGAAAAAATGCAAGTCGAGCAAGTACACCCGGAGGGACTCGAACCCCCAACCCTCGGTTCCGAAGACTGCAGGCACAAAACCGTAACAACCAAGACGACGAAGAGTTACGGCAAATCGCAGAGGGCGAGGTGCCAACTATGGTGCCAAGCCCGCCAGAAGCGGAATCCGATCCCGGTCTCACACGTCTGAACGCCGCTTGGGCGACCCTTCCCGCCCCTATCATGACGGCCATCCTGGCGCTACTCGACGTCGTCAGCCCCGCGCCCGATAACGCTACCACGTTGGCCTCACGTTCGCCCGTGTCGCGCTCCTGCGCCGAGAGCGGCCAGAACTACCAGCCTGCCGAGGACGCAACACGGCGGGACGACGGGTAGCTACTTCCCGAAAGCCGAACGGCAGGCGACCCCCGCGGGAACAGCCGTCGTAGCCGGCAGAGTTTGTTTCGAATGTCCAGTTTTTTGACGGAGTGCAAAACGATGAAAGTTGAGCAACGGAAAATCGGCGATGTCAAGCCGTATGAGAACAACCCCCGCGTCAATGATGCAGCCGTCGATGCCGTGGCTGCCTCGATCCGTGAATTCGGTTTCCGGCAGCCGATCGTCGTCGACGGGGATGGTGTGATCATCGTCGGTCACACCCGGTACAAAGCGGCGCAGATCCTGGACCTCAAAACGGTCCCTGTGCACGTCGCAAAGGAGCTGACGCCGGCACAGAACCGCGCTTACCGGATCGCCGACAACCAGACGGCGTCACTGGCCGAATGGGACAAGGATTTACTCCCCTTCGAACTGGCCGGTCTTCAAGAACTGGGGTACGACCTAGAGTTGACCGGCTTCAGCAGCGATGAACTGGTCAAGTGGCTGGGTGAGGAAGTCGCCGCGGGATTGATTGATCCCGACGAAGTTCCCCAACCGCCGGATGAGGCTGTCACTCAGCTGGGTGACCTGTGGATTCTCGGCGATCATCGGTTGCTCTGCGGTGACAGTTCGAAAGCCGAGGATGTCGACCGGTTGCTCGACGGCGCTCAGATTCATCTCGTCAATACAGACCCGCCGTACAACGTTTCCGTCGAACCACGTTCGAAAAATGCCATCGCCGCCGGCCTGAGTTCGTTTCCAGGGACGAAGCACCACCAAGAGCCCCACTTGGCCCGGGATCCTGAAAAGGCAAAGCCGACGCAGAACAAGATGCGGGCCAAAGACCGTCCTCTAGCGAACGACCTCATGAGTGACGAAGCGTTCGATGACATGTTGCACGCATGGTTCGGCAGCATCGCCCGGGTGCTGCTGCCCGGCCGAGCGTTCTACATCTGGGGTGGCTATTTGAACTGCGGCAACTACCCACCGGTGCTCAATAGAACGGGTCTCTACTTCTCTCAGGCGGTCATCTGGGTCAAGCAGCACCCGGTGCTCAACCGCAAAGATTTTATGGGCAACCATGAATGGTGTTTCTACGGCTGGCGGGAAGGCGCGGCTCACCAGTTCTTCGGACCGAACAATGCTCCTGACGTTTGGGATGTCAAAAAGGTTAATCCGCAATCGATGATCCATCTGACAGAGAAGCCTGTGGAATTGGCGGTGCGGGCGATTCAGTATTCGTCACGCGCCGGTGAAAACGTACTGGATCTATTCGGCGGATCGGGATCGACGCTAATCGGTTGCCAACAAACAGGCCGCAAGGCGTTTCTGATCGAACTCGACCCGCCGTACTGTGACGTGATCGTGCGGCGCTGGGAACAGTTCACCGGCCACAAGGCAGAGCGGATCACTGCGATAGAGGATGCGACGGCATGAATTACCCAGCGAGTCCGTATCCGCACCCGGCTGCAATGGTCCACCGTGTGGCAAAAGTAGCAGCAGATCATCGTTCGCTCCGTCTACTTGCTGATTGCGAACAGCCCGGGGCCGCTCTTCTTGAAGCGGGCGTCTTTCCCCTTGTCCCGAATCTCCCGCAACATGGCGGCGTAGATCGTCGCGTGCGGCGTCTTGCCACCCGGCGATTTCCAGTACCCCTTGGCCTCCATCTGCGCGACGATCTCCCTCGCTCGCATCGGTTCGCGCGACTTAACAAGAACTTTCGCGGCGGCATCCAGTCCACTCATCTTCTTCCCGGTCTTCTTCGCGGCTGGCTTCCTCGACGACGTCCGTTTCCCCGAGGCATTTTTCCCCAGGGCCTGCGTCCGCGAGGTCGCTTTCCGCCTGGTGGTCTTCTTCGCTGCCATCATTGTTCCCCTCTCGTGTTGGGAGGCGTTGCTTCGCTCGGCGGCCACGCTGGCCGCTATGAGCAGGGCATCAGTTACCTCGATCCAGCCCGGACATCCAGCCAGTTGTGGGAGAATTCCAGTGAGACTGGTCCAAGGGCGGGGCGAACCGTTCCGTTCCGGTCGACGTGGAGTCACCCGGAATTTGCGTCATTTGCGTCACTTGCGTCATGGGTGCCTGCAATCCGCTGCAAAGCGACGCCGATCGATGCAAGTTCGCTTTTGTTCGATGACGCAAACTGATTTCGCGATGACGCAAACGGTCCACAGGATGACGCAACTCACCGAGTCGAACGAACTACATGAGCCAACGTTCGGCCACGGCACGACGGAGCCAAACCATGGCTGACACACAACCCAAGTCGAAACTTCGGGGTATCAAATGCCAAGACTGCGACCACGGTCGTCTGCGGGTGGTCTACACGAGACCGGCTCGGGGCGGCAAGATTGTCCGTTGTCGCGAATGCCGAAACTGTCGGCGACGGGTCATCACCTGGGAGCAGGCGATTGGTACGGGGTAGCGCTGTTCGCTAGACCGTCAGCGACCTCCGCAACGGTGATATTTGTTACAGATATGGAACGATTTCTGGAATCAACGTTTGTCAGCCTGGCCCGCAGACCGGCGCGTATGCGCTCTGTGGTACAATGCATGAAGAAAGAATGGAATCCGTGCAGGCCGTGACAACATCAAGTTCGACACGAAGATGCCGCTGAAGCTGAAGACGCCATGCAACCACATCGGTTGCACCCGCACGGTGCGGGGCCGGTACTGCGACGAACATAAGCAGGAAACGAGGAAACTCTCTGAGGATCGACGAGGGACCGCGGCACAGCGTGGCTACGACGCCGACTGGAAGAAGCTTCGGGACTGGTACGTCCGGCAACATCCGCTATGCGAGGATTGTCTGGAGGAAGGAATCGTCAACGGCAAGTCGATCGAGGTAGACCACGTGATCCCGATCGACGTCAAACCAGAACTAAGGCTCGATGCGAACAACCTGCGGAGTCGCTGCCGGCGCCATCACCGACTGAAGACAGCGAGGGATAAGAAGAAGTACGGAAAGAACTGAGCCTCTTCGTCATCGCCGACTTCCCCCGGTCGAGACGTAGAGGAAGTCCCAAGCCCCCGAGAGGCACCCCCCTACCGGGGTCAAATCTTAGGGGGTTTGGGACAGGATACCGCCGCTCGGTAGACGTGTGTTTGTCCGCGAAATTGTTGGGTGGGGTTGTTAAGCTAGGTAGACTCTCTCAATGCGAGGCCGCAAACCGAAACCGACATTGATCAAACAACTCGAGGGCAACCCCGGCAAGCGGCGGCTCAACGATCGGGAACCGGTGCCGCCCGAGGGGCTTCCAGAGTGCCCCGACTTTCTGGACGAAGAGGCGCGTGCCGAATGGTATCGGACGGCGGCGGTCTTGAAGGAAATGCGTTTGCTCAGTCGAGCGGACCGCTCCGCGCTGGCAGCGTACTGCACGGCCTACAGTCGCTGGGTGCAGGCGGAGGACCAGGTGAAAAAGCACGGCTCGGTCGTCCTCTCGCCGAACAAGAAGTTTCCGATGAAGTCGCCGTACCTGACCGTTGCCGATCAGGCAATGGAGGCGATGCGGAAGTTCATGGTCGAGTTCGGCCTGACCCCCTCCAGCCGCAGTCGCATTCGGGTTCCTGAGAGAACCGACGCTGTCGATGACTTCGACCTTTTCCTGGAGGCTGGTTGATGACCCGGCTGGCGCAACAGCTGGTCGAGGCGAAATCAGAAGGGTGGGGCGACTGGATCAGGACCGAAGCGGATGAGCGAGCCGTGCGGGAAGGGTACCGTTTCGACGTCGACGCTGCGGAGCGGGTCCTCATTTTCTTTCAGCGGTTCTTATGCCATTCGAAGGGACAGTGGGCGGGAAAGCCGTTCGAATTACTCGAATGGCAGTGGAACGAGCTGATAGCTCCGCTATTCGGCTGGAAGCGGCCGGACGGCACGCGACGCTACCGCCGCGGCTACATCGAAGTGCCGAAGAAGAACGGCAAGAGCACCCTCTTTTCCGGACTGAGTCTCTATCTGTTGACGGGTGACGGCGAACCGGGTGCCGAGATCTACAGTGCCGCGGTCGACCGAGACCAAGCCTCGATCGTCTACAATGAGGCGGCTACGATGGTCGAGGCTTCATCCGAACTCGCCTCACGCCTCAAGGTGGTCCGCTCGACGAAACGGATCGTGTTTCATCGGACGCGATCGATTTACAGAGCGCTCTCGGCGGACGTCCCGGCCAAGGAAGGTCTCAATGCTCATGCCGTGCTGATCGACGAACTGCACGCACAGAAGACAAGGGAATTGTGGGACACGCTCCGCTATGCCGGTGCCTCGCGCCGGCAGCCACTGCATTTGAGCATCACAACCGCGGGCTTCGACCGTCATTCGATCTGCTGGGAACAGCATGACTACGCCGAGAAAGTTCTCGACGGTGTGGTGGATGACCTCTCCTACTTCGCCTTCATCGCGGGTGCCGCTGATGAGGACGACTGGACGGAACCAGAGGTGTGGCGCAGGGCGAATCCGAGCATCGGTGTCACGCTCGACGAGGAGCAGTTCGCCGAGGACTGCCGGGAGGCACAGGAATCGCCAGCTAAGGAGAATTCGTTCCGCCGCTACCGGCTCAATCAATGGACAGAGCAGGAAATACGGTGGCTAAAGATGGAGAAATGGGATGCCTGCGCGGCACCTCTCGGGGTTCTCGAAGGCCGGGAGTGTTTCGCTGGTCTGGACCTCGCGTCGACGACCGACATCTCGGCGCTCGTGCTGGTGTTTCATGTCGAGGGCCGCTACGACGTACTCCCCTTCTTCTGGGTGCCGAAGGAAGGCGCACGGCAGAGGGAGCGACGCGACCGCGTCCCGTACGAGCAATGGACCCGCCAGGGACACATCGAAACGACCGATGGCGAAGTGATTGACTACGACGTGATCCGTCGGCGGATCAATGAACTAGGGGAACGCTACCGCATTCGAGAGATCGCCATCGATCGCTGGAACGCGACGCAGCTGGCGACGCAACTGGACGGTGACGGGTTCGAAGTGGTGGCCTTCGGTCAGGGATATGCCAGCATGAACTGGCCCACCAAGAAGTTGGAAGAGTTGGTGCTGGCCGGGACCCTGGCGCACGGCGGCAACCCGGTGCTGCGTTGGATGGCCGGCAATGTTTCGATCGAGACCGACGCCGCCGACAACTGGAAGCCGTCGAAGAAGCGGAGTCCGGAAAGGATCGACGGAATCGTGGCTTTAATCATGGCGATTGCGCGGGCGACAACGCAGGCGGGACCTGACCGAAGCATCTATCACACCCGGGGGCCGATCGCGATTCATAATTGACCAACGTCGTCGGTGAATCGCGTCGCTGCACAACATTCCAGGCGGCTGAGCGATTACTGCCATCGCCTAGCCGATTCGGCCGGCTCCCAACAGGACCCTGTCTGCACTGGTTCGCGGCACCCTGTATCGGACGCTCCCTCCCGCTTTGCGAACGGCTCTTCGTTTGCCGTCGATCGACGCCATCGCTTCTTGACACGCCATCCCCTCCAGCAACCAACGGCAACAACCTCCGCCACAAGGCGTTCTGGATACGGAGCGCAATCTCCAGGGGTTCTTGCGTCTTGAGAGCAGAGAACCTCAACACAACCGAGGACGGGATGATGCCGGACGGAAGAAGAAAAAGGCGACACGCCGCAAATCGGACGAAGCGCGAATGGTACGCACGGCACCGGGCAGCACGTTTCGCCCGCCGCTTCGGAGTTCTCGACGAGCGAACTCTTGCGGAATCAATCGCGGTTACTCACCCGTAATGAAGTCGCTCAGCGGCCACGCACGGATGAGTAGACAAAAAGGACCGGAACATTCGGAGAACGGAATTCGCCAGACGCGGCAGTTCCGTGACAGCACCACCTGCCCCGACTCTCTCCTTCAGTTTTCTCCACTCTTTCGGCGACTATCGCCTCGCCAATGGCTGCAAGTCGTTTATTTGCAACAGCTTACACCGATTGATCAAATCTCAGCAAATTCCAAAAAGCCGCGCAACGCCCTCCCCATCCTGCGTCTGGATAGTTGAGAAACACAAACGCGGCCCCCGAATGGGAGCCCAACCTTTCCGATGGCAGAAGTTTTGGGGGATTTCGAGATGGCAAACCTGCAAGATCAAAAGATGACTCGGATTCTGGCGGCGACCGGAATGCTGACCCTCTGCCTCGTCAACGCCTCAGTGGCTCAAGAGGTCAAGCCCCGAGCTGCTGCTGCACGGGAGCGGATTCAGACGCAAAAGGAACAGCCGATAAGACGAGGAATCGCCCAGCGATCGCTGATGCAGCGAATCATGGACGTCTTCGTTCCTCCGTCAGAAGCACGCAGCACTTCCGACTTGCAAGCAGAGCGACAGCTGCAGGAAGACGCCGCGGCCACCAACGGTCAGGATCAGGGACGCGACCGGCGTTCACAAAGCGAGTCGGATTCAGCAGGATTTCGTCGGCATCAGTCGCGATCACGATCGCACACCCCGAGGTATCAGCAGGCGGAGGGGCCTGCCGACGAGGCCACCTCCAATGGAACATCTGGAACATCACAACGACGGCAAGGGGACCGATTCGGACGCCAGCATGCCGGTCCCGACGGACTTGACCAGCCAAACAGCCGTCCCGCCCTTCCCGTCCCTAACGGTGGCACTCCCGATAATCTCAACGACCACCAAAACAGTGACTTTCCTGCAGAAAACTCCCAACCGCACGTCTCGCAACCGAATAACCACCATGCACCATCACAGGGCACCCACAACACTCCGGAACAAGGCAATGGCAGCAACTCCAGTGAACCCTCGACGCGAATTCCCCGCAGTAACAACGGCGATGTCTTCGTCATCGACCCAGACCCAATTCCTGACGGTGACGTCCCCAATGAACAATCTGCCCCCTCGGAGAGCAATGGTACTATCGAAAATGATTCTACGAATGAATCACCACGGCATCCTGTCGAGCGGACTGAGACTGACGACCCGGGAACTGCTAACCAGCGACCCCGGGATGACTGGCGGGGAGACCTAGAGCGAATCGAAAGAGATTCTCAGTCGACAGAGGAAAGCCGCCAGCCGGACCAGGGTTCGAACAGAGAATCACAAGAACGTGACAGCGGGAACAGTGCCGAGCAGTCGAACGCGACGCGTGAGACTCCGTCTCGCGAAACACCCAGCGAAAATGGCCCGACCTCGCCCGCAGAAATGCCACGAGATGAAAACCGCATGCCGCAAGAGCAGCAGCAGAATCAGGGGGGAGAGCCGGAAGCAACCGAGTCTCTACCCGAAGAGAGCGAGAGACAAGATTCCAGCCAGAACGATCAGAACATGCCTGAAGAGTCGTCAAATACGGCTGCCGGGGAAGCAGATCGCACCGCACAAGAAACCGTAAACAACGAATCCAGCTCCGGTGAAGGCAATTCGAGGCAGGAAGAGCTTGTCAACGTTCTCCGTCGTCTCTTAGGCGCACAGCCACCCGAGAATACCCCCACGCTGAATGATTCAGAACAATCGACGACAGATGACAACCTCTTGGACACCCTCCGCCGCCTGGCTCGCGAGCAAGAAGGCTGGGACAACCCTGATTCCATTGAGTCGGAAGAAAACCGTGAGGAAGAGGAGAACGCAACCGACGAGACCGAAAACATCTCGGCGGAAGACGATGAGGCGATTGATCGAGAATCGAACGATGGCGGACGTCCCAGCGGTGCGGTTCAGCGACTGCGACGTCCCGACGGCAATTACTGGTACGACCAGTACGGCAATCTGATCAGCGGGCCGCAGGGGACGAGGCTGACCCATACTCCCCAGGCACCCGGACGATCCCCGCAGCCCCAATACCCGACGTCGACGACCAATATGCGGCAGTTGCCGATGCAACTTTACAATCAGGTGGTCGGCAGTGTGAATAACTCCAACGGATCGACCGGCTCATCGAATCGTACGTCATCCGGCACGACCACTCGCCAACCCTCCAACACGACGTCGATCGAATTTGTCGATGACCATGATCCGATCCGTGCGACTCCCGCAGCTCGAACCCCGCGGTTCAATGGGAGTTCGTCGAATGCTCAGACCTACGTGGCCAACGAGTCAGCTCAAACGGCTAGCTCCAACGTTCGCATCCCCCAGACCAATGCCTTGCAGCCGCAGACAAACGTGACGAATCAGCCGAGGACCAGCAACCAGCTTATGACGCGACGGTTCCCAACCAACGCCACTCGGCAGCCAAGTCCCGCGCAGCAGAACTATGGGACGCAACTACAAACAAGGCAACGGCCCCAGGCCAACTCGGGAACCTTCGCCAACCGGCTGCGAAACCACTCTAACGTTAACCGAAACCAGCGTGTCCAATCCGCACCGCGGACCAACGCAGGATCGTTCGCCAATCGGTTACGAAATCACTCCGCCGTTAACCAGACACAGCGCGTGCAAACCGCACCCCGGACCACGAATCGGACTAACTCGGGATCGTTTGCGAATCGACTGCGAAACCAGTCCCAGACAAATCGGACTCCAAGCGGTCGGACCGCTGTGCGGTCTAACAGCGGATCGGTCGCCAACCGGCTGCGAAGCCACGCCGGTGCTGGCAGAACGCCGAATGGTGTGGCCCAGCCACGAGCCAATGGCCGGTCATTCGCAGAACGGTTGCAGAGCCGAAGCCAGGCTGGATCAAACGGCGGTGCCACAAGGCGAAACCTGACGACACCTAATGTCACCCGACGTAGCCGTGGTCAGCGATCTCGGACCGCCCAGTCGAACAATGGCGCACCGGCCCGCCAGCTGACAACCCCAACGGTCTCCCGGCGTGAACGTGGACAGCGGTCTCGCACCGCGATGGCCCATCCGTAGTGAGTCCTTTGGGACGTCCTGAGGCGAACGAGAGGGCCGGTCAATCTGCCGGGCCTCTCGTTCGCGGTGGCGAAAATCTGTTTGAGACTTGCAGAAGCTTCAAGACAAGAGTGGAACCGGTACCATGTTTTTCGTACAGAATA